CCTTTAAATTCTTTTTCAGTTTTAGAACTAACGATCGCCCCAATAATTTCTTGAGATTTTAATTCTGTGCCTTCATCTGTTAAAAAATCATCAATTTTAACATCAGAATCAGGTGTAACTTTTTTTGCATCTTCGGCTATAAAATCTTCGTATAGTCTTACTTTTTTCATTTTATTAATCTATTTTTATTATATATCTCTTAAATTCCCATATCCATAGGGTCAACTTCAGGTTCTTCAGCATCTTTTGCTGCTTTTCTAGCTTTATAAGCATTATTTGCAGCTTTATCATCTGGACTTAATTTTAAATATCTGTCTACTAAGAATTCTGAATCAAAATAATATTCTTCTTCCATTGTTTCTGGATTTGTTTCAACTAATGAATCTTTTATAGAACTAATAAATTCTACTCTACGTTCCATGATTTCCATTTGTTTTAATTCAGCAAACATATTCTCTTCAATGAATTGTAAAGATATTTGAGTTTTAAATGCTGGATCATTTTCAAATTCAGGAAATTTTAAACACATTTGAATATACAAAGGCTTTACTAAAATTTCTTGGAATGTAGATCTTAATCTATTAATAAATTTACCAAACTTAATTTCATCTCTAATCATACCATCAGCGGCTAGATTGAAATCTCCTCCACCGTCTTCATACATAAATCTATTAAATGGTATCTTAGAAACGTGCTTTAATTTATCTGAAAAGTATTTAAGAGCTTCTGTGTCTGATAATTCAGGACCTTCTCCTCCAAGTGTTTCAATTTCTGGTTGTTCGCCATCTTTACTTGGTAGCCAATATTCTTTATTAAATTGTAGCATTGGTTTACCGTCAGTATGCATACTTCCAGATTCCCAATCAAAATCGACAACCTCTTTATAGTTATTCATTAACTGCGCAAGTGATTGTTTTGCTCTTGTTTTAGATTTACCTCCAACTGGAATAATAAATTTCATTCTATATGAAGAATTAGTAACTGCCCAAATTACTCTGGTGTGTTCCATAATTCTCATTAAATTAAATGATCTTATAAGTCTCTCTAAGTAACTTACTCTAGATGCTGTGGTAATTGATGAATAAGAGATATAAATGATCTGAGCGTCATACAGTGTTCTCTCTTTAACTGGATCGTCTTTGAATTGAGTCCATACTTTTTTACCATCAGTTTTATTATAACCTGGAATCAATGTAATAGGATCAATTTCTTTAAATCCAATAATCTCAGTTTGATCTGGGCTATATATAATTTCAAATGATAAATATCCATCAACTAAAAACTTTCTAAAGAAATACCAAGCAGACTGATCTTGATTAAATCCAAAATATTGGTAAATATCTCGATATGCTTTATTTAAATATTTTTGAACATCTTCACTAACTTCCATTCCTATAAGTTCTGGGTTTGCGAAAAAGTTTTTATTATCATAAACAACTGATTCGTCACAAAGAATGTCTAAAATATCTTCTATCTCATCATAAGTTGAAAATGCTCTTAATTCATTACGTTTACTTTCGTATGCTTGATCAAAGAATGGTATATTCTTACGCATATTAGTGTCAGACATTGAAAGAGCCGCAAAAGCGCCATACATATCATCTGAGTCTAATCCCATTTGATTCATTTGACCAAAACCTATTGCGTCTTCAATTGGACCTATTGCCTGTGATTGCCTAAGCACTAAATCATCATAATACATTCCGAAAGAGCTTAGCTTTTTTAGCTGATCTCTCAGTGTAAATGATTTTTTATTGTAGCTTAATGGTCCATTTCTATCTACGAATCCTGCCATTATAATATAATATTAATTTTGTTTATATATTCTTTTTTTATTTCTTAGAAAACAATCTTCTAATTTGCTTCATTGTAACCCCATTTAAATCAATAAAATCACATAGTACTATCTCTGGCCATTTAGAATAACTAACAACTGCTTGTTTTTGTTTTCTACTTGGTTTATATTGTCTGATAGCAAAATCGCATCCAGATCTTTCTAAATACGATTTCATACCATCGTATGTTACTCTTAATCCTCCTTGTGTTTCTGCGTTATAATATTTTACACCTTTTGAATTACTTTTTATCTGACCTTCTAATTTACTGTATAAATCATCTAATAGATCTTCTTTAACTCTATTTGGTAATAAATTTAAATTAACTCCTAAATCGTTATTATTATCCAATTGTTCTAATGCTAGTACTACTGGGTTTTTATCAAAAAACTCTAGATCCGGTGTAATAGGGTCATATTCAAATATGTATATTTTTCCGGGTTGAAATCTTTTGTTAACATAAGCCGCTTCTTTTACACTTCTATTACTAACGCCGTCGTTAAACCATTGTTCAGCAGCCTTTCTAGCAGCTCTTTTACTACCAGCGTCTTTTATTAACTCTCTTATTTGCTTTTTAACGTAACCCATTTAATATAGTGTCTTCTGTTAATACTATAAAGTTCCAATTACGACCTTCACAATATTCTTTAGCAGCATTGTATTTATCCATGTTTTTAACATATTGTTCTGCCAGAAATTTATAAGATTTTATAGCTTTTTTTGAATTTTTCTTAGGAGGTTCTGGTTTTTGAATTTGTGCCTTTGGTTTAATTTCAACTAAATATTCTTTATTAGAATTATCTTGTTGTTTTTGTTTAAAATAAAAATCAGGATAATATTTACGTGCCTTATTATCTTGCCTTGACCAATATTTAATTTCAACAGGCTCACTTGACCAGCTTAATACTTTATCATTCATGTCACACCAGATACAGAATTTGCGCTCCCATGAGCTTCTGTATATAATCGGAGTTGGTCCGATATATTTCTCAGGAAAGTTAGGAATAAAATAACCTTGATTAAATCCTGAGTTTTTAGTTGGTTTAACATTCTTTATTGACATGTTATATTGTATAGATTCCAGACTGTTCTCCTCCTTTATCAGATCCGTATCCATCAATTGATATAGTTCCTTTATATTTTTGTGGATGAATTTTATTCCAACCTTTGGCGTATCCTCTTTTTGCGATTTCTGTAAAATAAGCAAATGCGTTAGGGTATTTTGGATTAAAGTTTCTCCAATATTTAAGAAGATCTAAAATAGCAAACTGAAGGCAGTCATGTCTATCATCTTCATTAACATATCTCATCTTGTTTATTGCTTTTTCAGCAAGTAGAAGAAGCATCTTCTCCGCGGTCGGCGTAAGTGAGTCTTGTTCTTTTGAAAGACTCATTTCTGCGTGAAAGTCTTTGTTGTTAAGGTAATTCTTTTTACGTGGCACTATTTATAATTTAATTTATTTAAAGGTTATACAGTAAAAATGAAATTTGTTTATTAATAAAAAAAGGGAACTTTCGTTCCCTTCGTTAGAGTAATATGTAATCTTAATTACTTCTTTAACTCTGCAATTTTATTTTTCCAATCTGATATCTCTTTATTAATTAATATATCAGCAGCTTTTATTTCAGAAATTGATTTGTCAGCCTCTGCTAATAAACCTCTTTGATCTTTTAAAAATGTTACTATATCTTCGTATGATTCTATTTTTGCGTTTATGTCTGCCATTGTTTTAGATTCTCCTTCTAATAAATCTAATAAAAAGGAAGATGCATCTAATTTAGTTTCTTCAGATACTATATTAAGTGCTATGTTTGCAGAATCGGCTTTAAAAAATCTTGCAATTTTTGTTTCTGAATTAAATCTAGAAACATATACTGTTTCATTTATTTTAAATAAATCAACATTAATGTTTTTATTATTAAATGAAGCTACAAAATCTAAAACTATAAAGTTTTCAATTAGATTTGGTAAAGATTCAAATAGATCAGATTTATTCTTATTATTATATCTTACTAAACCTGCTTGTAAAACGTGGTTTGTAAAAGAACCATTTATTTCAATTCCATTAACCTTAAAAATATTTTCTTTGATAAGATATTCAAATTGAGAAGATCCGTTGTACCAATTTATTTTATTAGCTAAGAAGTCAAACGATTCAAATGCATTGATTGCGCTTTTTAAAGTATTACTTATGTGTTCAGTTTCTGTTAAAATATCATTATTTAATTTAAAAGTTCTACCATTAATATAAAATGTTGAAGAATTTTTGTCTTTAAAAAATGGAGATAATATATTTGTTTTCATCGCTTGTTTATTTTTTAGTAAGTTACATTACTATTAGAATGCCCTACAATATACCAAAAATCTTGATAGTATTTGATACTTATTGCTCCTCCTGCTAAAATCTCAATTGACTGAGGTCCTTCAAAATTAGAAGTATCTATTTGAATAGAACCGTTTGCTGCTATAATAACTGATTCTTGCCCTACTGTTCCAGAAGAAAGAACTAATGGAGATTGTTGTTGATTAGCATCAATAATCATTGGTGTTGAATTAGAACTTCCAGCGTTTGGAATATATGTATCGCTTGCGTTAAATGAAGTGTCTGCTGCAAAATTGCTATTATTTTGAGAGGGCTTAGATGTTAATGTAGAATCTATAACCATTGTAGTATCTCCCCTGTTTGTAGACATTGTTTCATCTTCTAAACTTCCTTTCGAAACTACCGAAGATACAATTTCAAACATTCTATTACCAACATGCTTTTCTGAATCAAATTCAAAAGCAGGAATAAATGAATTTACTACTATTGGGAATGTTATTTTATATTTATCTTTATCGTCAAATGTAAAATCAATTGGATTTTGTATTTCAAAATCTTCAGGAATGGCATAGTATGAATTTAATCTATATGTCGCTTCGTCTAAATGACCAACCTCAACATTAAAAATATTAGACTTATACAAAGTCTTAACCATCATTTCAGTTATTTTAAAAGCATCTAATGTAGAGCTAACTAAAATCTCAATATCAAATGAAAGCTCTATAGGAATCATTTCAAATTCAGATTGATAACCTTCCATTGCACCTTGACTATTCATCTTAGTATAACTCCCGACATTACGTTTATTTACTAAACTACCTGAATCAATTGCCATTCCAGTTACTCTTGCAACTCCTCTTGGAACAACATCATAATTACCATCAGCAAACCCTACGTCAGGGTGACAATCTGGTCCAGAAGGTGTTGAAAATAAAAAATTATCTCTTAAGAATTGATCATCCCCTGTTATCGAATAATAGAAAGGAACATCGATTGCCTTACGAGTATTTGCGTCTACTTGTCTGTAGAAATATAGCTTATTATTTAAGTCTGCTAATAAGCCTATGATTAAATGTCTAACGACACTGTCATCTGAATTGTATTTTAAATTGTATGAAGCCATATTAATTTTATTCTATAGCTTCTATCTCAAATTTAGAGAAGCCATTTTCTCTATATATTTGTATTTTTTTATCAAATAATTCATGTGGAAGAACTGAGTGATTAATTACAAATGTATTAATCTTACTCTCTTTAATAACATTACTTAATATTTTTAATATATTATGAACACCATCAGCATCAACTGAACTTAATAACTCATCTAAAAATAATAAATTTAGTTGTGGAAATCTTAGTTTTAATATTTTAATAATAGCAATAATAACTATAAAATCTGCTTTCTTCCTTTCTCCAGTTGATAAAGTCATTGGATTAATGTCTTCTCCTAAATGATTTATAATGCAATCAAACTTTTCATTAAACCTAACATGGAATGGTAAATGCATTGTTTGAGCCATTGCTGCTATATTTGTATTAAGACCCGGCAGTATTGTTTGGATAGCTAAATTCTTAACACCATCTTCTCCTAAAATCTCTTCTATATTTTCTAAGAAATAATAATCACCATTAACAGAAGCTTGTAAAGATGTTTTCTCTTCTTCTTGAGATTCAAAACCTTCAATAAGCTCTTTCATGTGAGGGAAATTACCTTCGCTATCTATTGTTTCTTTTATTTTTACTAATTCTTTTTTAAGGTTTAATATATTTGTATTTATTGAAGCAACTTTTTCTCGAACCTGATTATTTTTATGAGACATTTCTGATAACTTTGTTTCAACATCTTTAACTTTTACCTCTGCTTCTTTTATTTTTGCAGGTAAATCCTTTAATTCTGATTCTAATTCTTTTTTACGATCTTCATGGAAATCAGAACTTAAAGGAGTTGTACATGTAGGACATGAGTTATTTTCATATAAACTTAATTTTTTCTTAAGTTCTTTTAATTCATATTCAAGATCTGTATTATTTTTATTTTCTTTTTGGTAATCTATATTTAGATTTTTTATAGAATCTGATATTTTATCTTGGGCCTCTACTAATTTATCTTTATTTTCTCCGTATTTTTTAAGAGTATTTTTTAATTCTTGAATTTTAGCTTTATCTTTTTTATTAGATTCTGCCTGCATTTCATTTAGTTTCATATTAACTGATGTTATATTTTCAGTTAATTGCTTTAATTCTCTATCATAAACATCTAGTTCTGTTTTTAAACTTTTACGCTCTTCTTTAATTTGGCGCTGCATATCATTAAGTATTGAAAACCCAAACATTCTATCGATAATTTGTTTTTTATCGGTATTTGTCATTGTCAAAAAAGATTTAAAATCATTAACTGACAATATGATTATATTTTTAAAAACATGATATGGTATACCAAATATTTCTTCTTCTAAATATTCTTGAACTGATCTTTTACCTGCTTTATCAAATTCAACACCGTTTAATTTAACTTCAAATTTATTAGGTGCTAATCCTCTCTCAATAGAAACTTCATTAGTTCCACATAAAAGATTAACCTTTACCCAAAGTTCTTTATTGATTCTGTTTGGTAAATCAGACATTTTAACACCTTCAACTTTACCATATAATGCAAAAACTATCGCATTAGCAATTGTTGTTTTTCCATGTCCGTTTTTACCTAATGTTAAAAACAGTTCTGAAGAATTATCTGTAAATTCTAAACGCTGTATAGAATTTCCATAACTAGCAAAATTCTTAAACTCTATTGATTGAATTCTCATTGGTCGCTATCGTAATTATAAGCACATAAATCATGTAGCTTCTTTATTCTATCTTTAATTTGATCTTTTGTTTCATCATCATGAGTCATTCCATCAATATACATATTACATAAGTGAAGAATATTGTAATTTTTATACATATCTTCAATCTCATCCATGTCATACATGTCTTTATCTATAAAAGTATCTTGTTCGTATATGTTAGGTTCTATCTTACGAGCACCTTCTTGAATTTTATTAATTAACTTTGATAAAGCGTTAGATGCTGCAATATGTGAAGGAACAAATAGATCTACAAAATTATTCTCAATCTCACTTTTAAATTCACCTAGAGGTACGTTATACAAGCTTGTAAGATACTTCTTAATAAATTTAGGTGATCTAGTATTTTCGAAGAAAGTCTCACTCATGTCACTTAAATCAACGAGGTCAAATCCTTTTTCATTATTCGCGTCAGATCTTGTTAGTTGATATGGAACACCAACCATTCTTAGTTTACCCTTATTTTGTCTATAGTGTATATGACCAGAATATACTGCCTCATAATTATCATAGGAATTAGCCTCAACTCCACTATGATTTGTTACCTTAGCGTTTAATTTAATACCTCTAACTTCAGAGTGACAAAATACAATATTAGCTTGAGGATATTTAGCTAATGTTTCTATCTCATGTTGAGTGTCTCTTCTCCATGGCATAAGTAAAACATTTTTATCTCCCCAATTAAATATTTTAGGCTCTTTATATATTGCAACGTTTGGAATCCACTTTAAACTATCAATTGAAGTAACTTCATTACTTTTCTTTGCCCATATATCGTGATTTCCACATATAACATGCGTTGGTAAGATTTCACCAACTCTTTCAAAGAAATCTACGGCATAGTTTAATACCTTTAAATTAATACTTTGTCTATTATCAAAAGCATCTCCAACCTGGACTAATATATCTCCTGGTTTTACATTTTCTTTTAATGTGGGTATAAATACATTTTCGTAAAAGTCTTTTTGAATATCAAGCCATTCCATTGAATTGGAGCGAACACCTAAATGCATGTCTCCTAATATCCAAATCCTTTTAACTGGTTTGTTTAAGATTTTAGGGTCGATCATACTAAAACAGTCTGTTTATATTCTTTCTTTGTAAAATGTTAGTTCTTTCGTCTAATTGTTCAATTAGTTCTTCTTTAAATTTATTACCAAGAGATTGGTAAAATCTGTTAGGATTAATGTTAAAATAATCACAAAGCTCAGAGAAAACTTCTATTAAAGAATGTGTTGCTCTAGTTTCTTCACTAATATAACCATACACTTCATTAATATCTATTTTCTTTAACTTAATAGTTTGTTGGAATTCATCAACAACATTAAAATCCTTGAATCTAGATTTTAAAATCAAATCATGTATTTTATCTGCAATAATTCTTGTTTCAATTTTATCTTCTTCTGATCTATTGTCAACCATGTGAGGGGCTAAATTAAATGTCATTGAAGTGTCAAATTCGTATTCTGTTTCTTCAAACGTATTGTCGAATATTTTATCTCTTTTAGTTCTTGCCATTATAAACTGTGTATATTTGAATTAGTTACTTCGTCGGTTTCTGTTAATCTCATATAACTGTAATTAATATGTAATTTACATTTAGTTCCTTTACCTTCACCGTCCCTGATTTTCAGGATTTTTAGCCAATATTCTTGGCTTGCTCTCATTAAATCATCTTGAATAATACCAAGCATCATATCCGCAGTATGTGAAAGCCCTGCAGATTCTGCAACGTCTCCCATACCTATATCACTTGAATTATAGTTATTTCTATTAATTTGCGTTGCCGTTACAATCAACCATCCATTACGTACTCCCATTGCTCTTAAATCCTCAGCTATTTGCTTAATCTTTAAGTACATGTTTTCTGAATTTAGATTTCTATAATTTGCTAAGATGTTAATATAATCAATAACAACACATCCTAATTTTATTTTTCTTTCTTCTTCGATTTGTTTTAAATATGCTTCAATATCTGGTACTGTTGCTTGCGATGTTGGAAATTGTCTTACGAATAATTGCCCTGGAGGGGTTAAACCATCTCCAACTGTTTCAATCTTACGTTTCATAAGATCTCTATTCTTTGCTTTTTCATCGTAATCATTCATCTCAATTGTAAGAAGATTTGCACCAATACGTTTCATTACTTTGTGAGCTGCCATTTCAGCAGAAACAAAGGCAGTATTTACTCCCATCTTTACAAAGCTAGCAGCATCATTCGCTAAAAATATAGATTTACCAATATTTTGTTCTCCAACATATACTACTAAAGAACCATCTTTATCATATCCTCCGTTAAGAACTCTATCTAAAAAATGATAACCACTACTTACTTTTTGTCTTTCTTCGTCCCAGTGATGATCCGGATTAAAAAAGTCTAGTCCTAAATCTGAATTGAATACAATTGCGTTTCTATCATTAATTAAACCTTTTACCTTTGATACAATGCTATCTACATTTTCAGGAGTAACCTCTGTTGTTTTAACATATTCAAGTGTATCTATTAAAGTTGCATCAAAAGTACGCCACTTTATCCAAGATTCTGCGGTTGATTTTAACCACTCTTCATCATATTCATTTAAATCAGCTGAATATATTAGTTCTATTAATTCAGGATCTACTCGATCTCTTGCTTTCGAATCTGATACAAGTGCTGTCATCTGTCCTAAAGTGGGACAATCATTAAACTTTCTATGAAATTGCTTAGCGATAGAATGTAAAACATCTATTTCATCAGATTCATAAAAACCTTTTTGTATTTTATCTAAATATTTTGGTTTAGAAAGTGATAACTTAAAGAATATTTTTTCAAAATTTTCGCCAAATTTCATAAGTGTTTATTTTTATATAGGTTATAATGTAAATTAATAGATTGTTTCTTTTTATTCTACACTAATAAATCCTTGACCTACTGACCATGGCTCTTGACCCCATATATTGATTGCAATAGCACCTCTGATTCCTTCAGTTACCGTATCAACGCAATGCGCAACTTCTCCTGGGTTAAAGATTACTAATCGATTTGGTCTTGTTTTAATACGATCTGGTGTGTTATTTTCTCCGTCAGTATATACTAATAAATCTCCTCCTTTAAAATCAAAACCAGGTGGATAATAAACACATCCTAATATTGGGAACATTCTTTCTCCTGTTTTTTCTCTCAAATGGACATCATCATCATAATGCATTTCTAAATAATTTCTACGACCATCTTCTAAAGCAGTCTGAAGTCCTGTCCAATATTCAAATCCATCAACTTCTAAATCTAATTTAATTGGAAGCTTTTCTCCCCAAATGTATTGGGCTAATCTTTGTTTAGTATTAGCGGCTTCTTTTGACCACCAGCCTTTCCAATACTTGTAATCTCCAGTAGGAACAAAAAATGATTCTCCTTCTTGAGCTATTGTGTTTAATAAATCTTGATCTTGTATAAAATCATCAAATACTGCTATCATATATATGGGTTTATTTTTATTTCGTAAGTTTCTTTTCCTTTTTCAAATTTAATTTGTTCTAAAAGACCTAGTTGAATTGCTCTTTTAAGACCTTCTTCTGCGTTTTCATGGTTACCTTTTGAGTGGTATCTCATTAAGGCATGCTTTGTAAATGTTTCCTTCTGTCGAGAGGGATTCTTTACAGCTTCGTTGATAAATATGTATAAAATATCAAAAGCATCAGGGAAGGCTTCTAATTTATCCTGAACCCCTAATATATATTTTATAGGTAGCTTTTTTTCTACTATTTTATGAACGTTTACTTTCATTTATTAATCTTCTGCTAACATTTCTTCAACATCTAAATTTGCTGCTTCAGAATTATAATTAAATATTGGTTGAATGTGTTCTTCAATTCTCTCAAGAACTTCTTTAGTAAATACTTTATCTGTAAAAAAATCTTTGTTAGGAACTGCAGTATCTAAGTGTTCACAAATCCATCCTCTAGCAGTTGCCTTAGGAACTTTCTTTCCTTTTTCAATAGTTCCTCGTGTTATTCCACAAATATCCCAAGTAGCATATTGTTCTAGTCCAACGTACGGATTCATACCTTCACTGAAATTTAAATGGAATTTAATAGGAGTTGGTTTTGCAAAACGATTTTTTGAAGGCTTTGCAGTTACAATAATACCTACCTTATCAGCGCCATCTTTTAACTGTGCTTTATTTAACATTAACACAATTGAAGCAGCATATTCTGGACCTGTTCCTCCACCTGCAATTTGCATAGGAATAAAAGATTGAGATTGATATGTGTGGTTTGTAAATATAAATGGAATTTTAAGATCCGCAAGAGGAGTCATAATAATTCTAAATATAGATTTTAGTATTTTAGAACGTGTCATATCTGATTTTTCAGAACCGCTTGCAGCATCTGCGATTTCTTTAGCTGTTGCTAAGTTACCTGCAGAATCTAAGATAATCATAAGTTTAGGTATTTCTCCACCCTTTCTTTTGATTTCTTGCATTTTTTGTGTAATTGTTGTAATAGAAGTTCTAAAGTCTTGAACCGTATTCATTGGTTGATAATTTACTTTAGTAATATCAATACCGAATTTAATCATTTGTTCTTTATCTACCGCTGCTTCACTATCATAATAAATTACATTATATCCCATGTTAATTGCCTCTCTAACGGAATTTAATGTAAGGAATGTTTTGCCAGTTCCTGAAGGACCTGCAACTGAGCATGATCTATTGTTAGGCCATCCTCCAAATAGAGAACCGCTGACACATGCATTCAAGTGATAGTTGTTGGTGTGAATCCACTCAGTAACTTCACTAAAATTAGATTGATCCATTACAGATCCTAATGGATTTAAGTTTGCTAATTCAGCATTTAAATCATCGAATGTAAAATCTTTTTTAGCCATTGTTTTTATTTTTATTATCTTTTATACGCATTTTATCAAGAGTTTCAATAAGATCGTGCGTTTCATCTTGTATTTCTGTCATCTGAGCCTTTAATACTTTAAGCCTCATGTGGAGTTTTTGATACTCTTGTACTTTTTTTAACTGTTCTTCAGTTAAATTTTTTGTTAATTTCTTAGGATCCATAATTTTCTAAATCTTGAAATATTGTTACTTGGTTAGGATTATAACCATTTACTATTTCTGGTTTATTTTTATCTTCAATTTTATTAATTAAAGATCTTATAGAAGAACCGAGCTCCATGTTATTTGGCGTAGATTCTACAATACTATGTACGATGTCGTAAAAATTTGCTTTCATATTAAAAAAGTGATGTTGAATAAATTAAGTTTCTGTTTAATGTTTGAAGACCTACTGCCTTCAACACTCTGTTTAACGGATCAATAACACTCTTTTCAAATTGTAATTCGTAATCAACTTCAGGTGCTATTTCGTATGGATGATCTCCTGGTAAATATGCAAACATGTCACATGATAGATGTTTACAATGATATAATTTTAATTTCTCTCCATTACCAATCATCTTATATTTGTTTTTATATTTAGGAGATTGATTCATTAAGAAATTATAAAATCCAGCAGCTTTAACATTAGGTGGGCATTTTAATCCAATTTGAAATTCAATAGTGTCATCAACAATATATTTTTCAATATTATTAGTTCTTTTATTAAATGCTATTTGATCAATATCTGCCAGTTTAAATTCTTTTTTACCTTTCTTCAAATAATCTACCAGTTTTTTAAGCAGATCTGCCGTTGGTTTTTCAGAAAGAACTATCTTTAAAGCATCTGTTAAATGCTTACGAGCAAGGGCAGGGGTTGAAGATTGAATAGTATCAAATCCTATTGTTTTAATCTTTTTAAGAGAAGGATATCTATCATCTGTTTCCAATCTATCCTCCCACGCAATATTTTGTAAATATTTCTTTTTTGCTAACCATATACCGGAATATGCAACCGATTCTAATTCAAAGAATAAGAAGTTTTTGGTGTTAGTTACTTCAGCATATTTTGACATACACTTCGTAATGTAATCTTTAAGTCTAAATGTATATAAATCCATAATAAACTTATCAATTGTAAGTTTGTTTGGACCTAACCATTCTATAGATTCATACATTTCTTCAAACTGAACATAACAAGAATCTGTATCAATGTATACTACAGATGGTTTTACTAATTTATTTTTAATACTAATATTAAAATGTTCATGTGCAACCGTATCTTTTGGCCAAAACTCTTGAAAATATTTATTTAATATTTTTTCAGAATATAGGATAGCGCTCTGACCTTGTAACGTAATTGATTCTGCAATTTCAATATCGAAAAAGTGAAACCATTTATTACCAAATGCACCATAAATCGAGTTTAGTGTTACTTTAACGGCCTGCTCATACGCTGTGTATTTTGCAGACATTGTTTGATAATGATCAATCAATGTTTCAGTTTCTTGAACACTAAGCTCGCTTTCTGGCTTGTCAATAAGTTCCTGTATCTCTATCATTTAATATTATTCAGCAGTTGAACAGGTCGCAATAGTTAATAGTGTTTCTGAATCATTAGATTTTAAAACAACTCTATTATCTAATACGTTTGCTGTATAATCTTCTTTATCTAAAAGATTTAAATATTTTTTAAATAATGTAACTTTTCCAGAAGAATCTCCATCATAATCTGGAGTAACTAACATGTTGTATGTGTTTCCTGTTAATTTAACGCCTTTTCCGTTTGCTTCAATAGAAAAAGTTTCTTCTTTGTCTAGCCCAAATAATGATTTTACTTTATTTAATGTAGTATAATCCATATCAAACTTATAGTTTGCGTCTTCTACATTAAAGATAGTTTTAATTTGAGTATCTGTAAGATCTTTATATCCTAAAGAGGGCTCTGAACATGCTAATGTAATTTCAAGCTCATCATTATAAATTCTAAAGCTTGTAGCAACGAAATCTTCTTCGTTTTCAATAAACTCAAGTTCACCTTGGATAGAATCATACTCAAATTGCTTAAAAGCATCAGTTAATTTTTGAGCATCAAAGAAAGCAACTTTAAGTTCTTTATCTGTTGATATTGAACCTTCTTCGAGTTGGAAGACTTGACCAATTGGTAATCTATGGTGTTTTACCGCATCTCTTTGAGGTAAATAAGCCGAAGCCTGAACTACACCATTTTTAATCTTGAAATAAACGAAAGTATCGATAACTTTAAGTCTATTGATGAAGTTGATAAAATTAGTTTGATCAACTTTGTTAATTGTAATTTTCATGATATTTATTTTTTAGTAACTTATTTGATTATTATAAGTAAATAATTTAAAAAGTTTCATATATATCCTTAAAATTCTAAAAAAACGAAGCCAGGAAGTAGCGAACTCCTGGCTTCTAATCCGAGAACTATCTCGGTCCTAAGGGTGGTCTTCAAACCACACCTTTATTTCTATCCGTCACAGCTTAAACAATCTGGATCTATTGCTGACTGTGCGATATCCCCTCTTAATACTGATTCTGTTCTCATGTAATATAAGGTTTTAATTCCTTGTTCATAAGCTTCTAAATGAACTTGATTAATAAATTTAGGTTCTGCTTCTTTTGGAAATGCTAAGTTTAATGAAACTGCTTGATCAACGTATTGTTGTCTAATTCCACCCTGTCTTACAAGTTCTAATTGATTAATTTCTTTAAATGTTTTAAAAATATCTTTTAAAGGAATATAATTTGATTGATCTTCTACTGGAACTTTTTCAATTTCTTTTTTAGTTAAAGGTTTTCCTGATCCAGATTCTAAAATTGTTTTTGTACCGATATTTACATAATAATTTTCAATCCAATCTAATCCTTGAATTGAACCGCCATCTTTTAAGATTTGTTCCCAAGTTTTTTTTGTATTTTTACCAATTGATTCTAATGTTCTTTCTAACGTTTGATTTTTTCTAATAAAAGTTCCTTTAGCGGTTTGCTCAGTAAAAACGTTTGCCGCCCATGGCTCAATACCTGGAGAAACATTCCCAGCTAATTTAGAATTAGAAACTGTAGGTGCAATAGCTCTTAAATGAGTGTTTCTCATACCAGTACCTACGCACCAAAGAGGTTCTCCCATTTCAGTTGCCATATCTCTCGAGGCTCTTTCAGATTCAATCTTGATTTGTGAAAAAATCTTACGAGTTTCAAACTGAGCAGTTAAACCTTCAAATGGAATATTTCTATCTTGTAAATATGTATGCCATCCAAGAACTCCTAATCCTAATGCTCTACCTTTTTCAGCAGAACGAATTGAATTCTCAAATCCGCGCATATATTTTGCTTTTTGAATAAATTCTTCAAGAACTCCATCAAGGAACCAAGTTGCAGTGTATATTAAATCAGTGTCTTTCCATTCATCATATCTTGATAAATTAACTGAAGATAGACAACATACAAATGAATGGTTTTCATCAGTGTGCAATGTAATTTCAGAACAGATATTAGTCATATAAACTTTTAATCCATTTTGTTTATATGCATCTGGATTCATTCTGTTAATATTTCCTTTAAACATGATATATGGTTCTCCAGTTGCTCTTCTTTTTCTAATAACCGCTGTCCATCTTTTTCTTGCTTCTTTATCTCCTTCTTTTACTTTTTGCATAAAACCGTCAGAAACAACAACACATTGGTGAAGATTTAAAGACTGTCTATTAACATCACCTTTAGGTTCTCTAATTTCTAACCATTCCCAAAAATCTTTATGTTCAATATCTATATTAACTGACGCTGCTCCTCTTCTAACTGATCCTTGATTAGTTGCAAGAATTGTTGAGTCGTATACTTTACAAAAAGGAACCACACCATCACTTGTACCATTTCCTCTTATTGTTGCTCCAGCTGGTCTAATTTGATTTATACCGATACCAACACCACCTCCGTGTTTTGCAAGTAACATCATTTCTAGATTCTTTGCTCCAATGTCGTGTATTGAATCTGCAACATCAATACCAAAGCAACTTATTGGTAAACCTCTTTCTGTTCCTGTATTTGAAAGAACTGGACTTGCTAGATTTAACCAACCTCTCCAAATATAATCATAAAATTTAGAAGCCATTTCAGGTTTTTGTAACCTTTTAGCTACAGTGGTTGCAACTCTCCAATATGCATCTTTAGGAGTTTCTCCCTCTAATAAATATCCATTGCTTATTGTTTTTACGTAAATTTCAGTATTTGCCCATGTTGGAAAATCAACTCCAAGTTCCCATCCTTGAAGTTCTCCGTGATTTAATTTTTCGCTACTCATATATGTTTTTTAATGTCTTTTAAAATAATTCGTCTTCGTCCCAGTTCTCATCTTCACCTGCTTTTGAATAGTCGGTAGATCTTACTGCGAAAAAATCAGTATGTGTTTGTCCTCCTGTTAAATGATAAAACCAATCTAAATTAGATGCAGCATCTTCATCATATTTCATAAAAGGTCCCTTTGTATATCCTAATTCAGCTATCTTTTCATTAGCTCTTTTTAAAATAAATTGCTTTAAATGATCTGCTTTAAGATTTTCAAGATCTCCTTGTTCAAATATCATGTCAATAAATTTATGCTCCATTTCAACCATTAATTGAGCTGCTTTAAGAACATCATCTTTTACATCATTATGTAATTCAGGATATTCTGATGTCATTTGTTTAAATAATTGACATCCCATTTTTGAATGTAATGATTCATCTCTTACAGACCATTTCATTTGTTGTCCAATACCCTTTAACATGTTTCTCATTTGAAAAGAGTATAAAACAGCAAAAGAACTATAAAGGCTTACTCCTTCAGCAAAAGCAGAAAAAATTGCTAAAGATCTAGCAACTTCTTTTCTAGCATTACTTTGTTCGGCTAAATCGCTATGTGTATAATCAGCTGAGGTTGATGTTAATAATTCAAATTTTTCAGCAATTGTAGGTTCGTGTAAAAAAGCCGCAAAATCTTCTAATCCTAATGTTTCATTTAAATAAGAATAAGCAGTTGCGTGTATAGTTTCTTGTGAACCGAACATCATTGCCATTTGTTTAATCTCATGTTTTGGAAACCATTTTGTAACCATTGTTGTCCAGTAGTCAGAAACTGCACACTCAGTTTGTGCAAAACCTAAAAGAATATTTCCAACTAAATGTTTTTCTTCTGCTGTTAATTTTTCGTTCCAATCTTTGACATCTCCTTGCATTGAAATTTCCGTATGTAACCAAAAGGCCTGTGCTTGTTTTAACCAACCTTCTGTATAATATTCCGGATATTCAAATGGTTTGAATTCTACTCTTTCTATAAATAAATTTGAATTTTCCATTTTTTTAGTTTTTTTTGCGTGTTTGTTTAGACTAATAAAGGCCCTGTAAAGGCCTCTGTGTCTATGATAATAGATTTTATATATCTACTTACATATCGACCATATCGCCTATAGATAATTATATTATCTTAATCTTTTTTTAAGTTTATCAGCTTTAGTAAAATAATCATACGACATTTTCTTATATTGTTTCCTCTGCGCATATAAATCTGTTAATATCTTTTTAAGAATGCTATCATCTTTCTTATAAACTACACCGTTATCACAAACTATTACGTCTTTATCTTTACGTCGTTCTGCAACTTCAGTTTTATATACTTGCTCAATATAAGCGTCTGGTGATATATTAAATTGTCTCATAATTGAAGGGTACAGTGAAGCGAAGTCAAATGCACTTACACCTTCATAATATCCAACAATAGGTTCTTTAACAAATGCTCCAGCGTACTGTGAATTCTTTTCACTATCTTCTCTTCTTTCAGTTCCGATTCTCATGCCTTGTTCAGCAAGTTTTCTTGCCATCAAAGATTCAGTAACTGCCACTGGAGAAGCTGCTTTATATAACGGCATTCTTGTTATATTTGCAAGTGTTAACAGAACTTCCATTGATTTTAACTTTTGATCAATATAATATACCAGCACTGAATCGACTACGTTATAATAAATATATTTAACAAAATTATCTCTATATAAATCCTGTAGAGATCCTGTGTATTTAATCTTCTTTACGTTTAATACTTGACCTGAAACATAATCAAGTGCGTTAGATTCTTTTACTTTAACACTACGATCATATTTGTCATACAACTGCATGTAATCTAAAATTCCAATATGAAGAGGTCGAGAATCATTGCGATCTACCTTCTGAGTCATACCCACTTCAGTAATATCGATTTGAAGTCTTTTACATCGGTTTACAATATATTGCCAGTCATAGTTTATAAAGTTCCAGCCAGTCATCATTGGAAACTTAGGTAAAAACTTCATTAAGAAAGTGTATACCATATCATACTCGGTATTAAACTTATGATATTTGAATTCCCAATCCTGATCAAAATCTTTGAAGTACTCATTAGTATCATCATTGATCTTTTTAATTTTATCAGGCGCCATGTCTTCCAATCCTAATACAATAGCCTTACGTTCTGGTGTAATAATTGAGAATGATAAAATTCTACTTTTTGCTTCTTCAGCTTTTGGAAAACCATCTACAATTTCAGTTTCAATATCGACAAAATACGTTTTAGGCATATTATATGCTAAAATTTCTTCTTTATCTTTTTCAGGTAATCCGTCTATGAAATAATTTAATGAAAATTTATTGAATTGTCTAGCGTTTCCTAGCTTTACAGGACGACCGTCCCAGTTTTTAAATTCTGTACTTACTCCTCTTTCTTTTTCATCACAAATATACCAGTTTTGGAATTGTGCAATAGGATATTGTTTATAAGCTACTTTACCTTCAGTGTCATAATATGAAACGATAACATCGCGATCTCTTTGCTCAATATCTAATATCATTAATAGTTATTTTTCTGACGGTTAACATTCTCTTCTGCTTTTGCAAAATAGTAATTGTACGCTGTTTTAGCATCTAGTCCAATTGAAGCGGCATAATTAATAAAGAAGTGTAGAATATCTACCCATTCCATATACAATTCTTTTTTGTCGCCTTCAGACATGTCAGAAATTTTTAACTTATCGTATTTAGTGAAGTCTTTTTTCCAGTATTTCCATACTGCATTACCGCTTCCGTCTTTAATACCACCTAAGGCATCAGTCATTTCATGAATTTCATCAACTACTGCATGTGTGTTACAGTGCCAAAATTCCATGATTTCTCTAATTGTCATATCATCAAAGTTAAAACCATAAGTCTGCTCTTGCATCTTTTTCTGGTTTTCCATGATATCTGCTAAGTGTGTTGTTGAATCTTCATAAAAATCTTGTACTTTAAGATCTTTGCATTCGTTATCTATGTTTGCCATTATTCGTTTATTTTAAAAGTTATATCTAATCTATCAAATAAGTTTCTTAATTCTTTCTTTTGTCTCGCAATTAAATCGTCTGAATAAGATGATACTAATTCTTGCACATCTTTCTTGGATTTTACATACAGTTTTTCTCTTAATATTGGGTCTTCAATAAGTTCCATCGATGGATCATATTCAATTTGAATAGCAGCTAAACAATCACTTGCCATTGTTTCATAAAATCTAAAAGTAGTTACATTATCTAAATGTTCTTCATCTCCTAATATTAAACTTGCTTTACTTTTTGAAATTGTTTCTAAAAGAGTTGAATGTTCCATTTTCTTTTCAAAAGAAGTTGGTACTTTTTTTGTTTTGTAACCAATTAAAAGGCTTTTTTCGCTATGAGGCATATATTTTCTAACCTGCTGTTCTCTAAAAGATGCTCGATTATCTCCATAGTAAATTGTGTCCCATTCTTTTTTAGGAGCATCAAAATCAAATAAGGCATTAGTTTGCTTGTTATCTAACTTGTCTGCCATTCGATGTTTAAACATGTAGGTAAACCAATCTAATTTTTCCCAGTTTTTAGGTGTTCTACCTAAGAATTTACTGATGTCTTTACCCGGAAACAAATACGTTGCATTCTCGATTATCTCGGACCACTCTGCATCAAGATCTTGAATTAGATTAAATCTTTTCAATACTTTAACTGGGTTTAAGAAATCAATCCGAGGATCATTTACAAGTGTATAAATTTTACCAGCATATTCTGCCAGAGCTCTTGCAATTGGTTCAGTATGATCACCAACTTTACCTCCAAAGAAATTAGCAGTGCTTAGTTGAATAAAAATTGCATCGTATGAAGACCAATCAGCCTTTGAATAATCTACATAAAAATCTAAATCAGCGGTATTTCTGTTTTTCTTACCTATTAAATCTACAGTATACTCGTTTTCTTCTAATAATTGTTTAAAATAGGTTGCTTCTAATCCTCTATGGTTTTTATTGTTGTATGTTAAGTTTGAGAATACTGACGTTATAGCTACTTTCATTTTATATTTTTTTTACAGAATCAGATCTAAGATATATTATTTTATTTATTTTTTCAAATTTGATATTCATGAATTCCTCATTATAAAATTCAAAGTATTCACGAACTTCACCAACACCATAAGTGGGGTGCTTTACTTTTATAGACGGGCTACTACTCATTTGAATTAGAATCGTTCTCTCGAATATAATTATCTAATCCTTGAATATATGCAACTGCGTCTAATAAGTTATCACGTTTGTGGTTATAGCTTTCTCTAGAAAATTTAAGAGCTACTAAAGCTTTAAACATATCAGCACCTGTAACGGCGTGTCCTGTCATTCCTTGAAATATCATTGCAGCTCTATCCATTCCTTCTGAAAAAGGACCGTAATTACGATCAGCTTCTTCGCTTCTGTTGTTTACAATTTCGTCTGCTTCTTCTAATATGCTTTTCATGTAATGTATTTTAGTTATTATATCTCAATTATTATTTTTGTTTACTTATTTTTGTTAAAGGTACCCAGGACCCTGCGACCATCTTATGTGGAATTCCGTCAATGAAGTGGTATTGTGTTGCTTTAGATTTTGATTTAGTTCCTTTTTTTATAAACATGTCAGATTTATGTTTCTCTTCTTTATCTTTAATTTTATTAATTAATTTTTGGAACTCTTCTTTGCTAGCTTTGTCTTTTATTATTTCTTGTTTATACTCCCATGGATGTTTATTCGCCATTTTAAAATTTGATTTTATTTTTTTTTATATATTTTAGTTTCTAGGTCCTCTTCCATAATCTCTAAGAGGTTCATGTTCGTTTACCCACTCTTCTTTCCCTGTTCCAATTCCCATAAACTTAACAAAAACAACGCCATTGTTGTGTGCTATAATTTCTGTCTTTGACATGGCTTCTTTTTGACTAGATGCCATTACACAACAAACATGATCTTGTGGTTTTTTTGACTTTTCAAAAAAACGAGCATCCTCGTAAGGATAAAAATAAACTAAATAAGGTTTAATCTGTGATTCCATGTGCATTCCAAATTTTATTTTGTTTTACTACTTTTTTCCATACTTTATTTAATCCACGGTGCTCGTGCTTTAACACATGTCTAGGTTGTTGTACAAATGCTTTAGGATATTTATCTATATCGATATTAGATGGAATAGGTTTTTTATTAGCAATCGCTCTTAAAGAATAATATAATTGTCTCGTATCTCCATCAAAGTTATCAAAGAAATTATTTATAAATTCATTTGACATATTAAATTCTTTACATAGATTTTCTTTAAGACTTTTTAATATTTCATGTTCTTTTTTTAAATGAGCATGCATCATAAGCTTTACTCTTTTATTTTTAAGCTTTCTTCGATCAAATAATTTTTCTTGGATTGCTTCTTCATCTGATCTTGTAAGTTCTTTACGAATTTCTATTTCTTCAAGCCTATATAGCTCTTCTTCTAGAAGACATTCCTCGGAAAGATGACAATACTCAAATTCTCCAAATTCAATTCTCTGTAATAGTTGAGGATATCCTTTCCACATTTGATTCTTTTTTAACTTTACTGGAGAATGAAAGCGTCTCCACCATGTAAATGTTCTATTACTCATCGTTTTTATTTTTATGCTTCTTTGTTCGTCTATACTTCTTTTTATTTCTTATGGGAGTAGGCATGCGTAAAGCGTCTAACCACTCTTGTATTGTTAGATTTACTTCTTTTAATTTTTTACCTTTTTCTTCCATAATTATACTACTAATATAAACAAAAAAACCCAAACAAAAAAATGTTTGGGCCTTTATTTTTAAAAAATATTCATTTTTTTAAAGTTGTTCAACTGCTGGGAAGTATTTTTCAATAGCCCCTAATCTATCATCAGCATCTACCAACATCGCTAATGCTTCTTCAGCATTCGTGTAAAAATCGCCAGTTGAGTGATCTCCAATACCTGTTCCTTTATTTCCTAATAAATCTAAAGATAAAAGAGCTTTTGCTTTGTCAGCCTCGGCTGACGACTTAAGCATTTTAATTAATTTAATGTTCATAATTGTTCTTGTTTTAATGTATTTACTTGTTCTAATAAAAATTCTTGAAAAGAAAGTGTTTCCCAATCTGAAAATATTTCTCTAACTCTATTTGAGTCTATTGCATATCTACGATCATGTCCTAATCTGTCTTTAACAAATTCAAACTTAGGTGTTTTTCCTAACATTTCTCCGATCATGTTTATAATTTCTATATTTTCATATCTCTCTCCAGATCCGATGTTATATACTTCACCTTCTAGATCTGACATCATTAATTCATATATAATTTGGACGTTATCTTCTGCGTCAATCCATTCTCTAACTTGCCTACCGTCGCCATATACTGGGATTGTTAAATCATTCGCAATAGATTTCATAATCTTTGGAATAAACTTTTCTTCATTCTGGTGATCTCCATAATTGTTACATGTTCTAGTAATTAAATATGGTAATCCAAAAGTTCGACCAGCTGCTTCAACTAAAAGATCACTTGACGCTTTAGATGCTGAATAATAAGAAGACGCTGTTAAATTATAGGCTTCATTTGCTTCTGCTAATAATCCAATATCTGCCATATCTCCATAGACCTCATCTGTTGAAATATGTATAAATTTTTTAAGGCTAGAGTTTTGCCTTGCGCATTCTAATAAATTAAAGGTTCCTTCGACATTAGTTCTAACAAATGGTTTTCCATCTTTTATAGAATTGTCAACGTGGCTTTCTGCCGCGAAATGAACAATGTAATCATAAGAACCTAAGTCCTCGGGGGTTACATCACATATATCCATTTTAATTAATTTAGTTGGTTTAATTATATTGTTAGGATCTGCCGCATAAGTCATTTTGTCTAGAATGACTATTTCTGCATTAGGTAATCTTCTATTTAATAAATTTACAAAAGATGAGCCTATAAATCCGAATCCTCCTGTTACTATTATTCTCATGATTTTTCTAATAATTCTTTAATTGCTTTTTTATATTGTGCTTTAGTTAAATTGCCTTCAGCATGCTGTGCAATCTGATCTCTAATTGCAAGCATTAATCTTTGATGTGATGTTTGATTATCCTCATTCTTAGCTCTATCAACTATTTCAGGGTTTTGCTTAATAGTTTGAACTGCGATAAGATCTTTTAATTTTGTAGTAGACCAATTATGAGATCTTGTCGTATATATTACTTTAGGAGGTAAATCATCCCCTGTAAATTTTTTACCAATATAGTCTTCTCCTAAAATTCTAATGTCTGGTTCATAAAATTTAATTAATTTAATTAAATCTTCTTCAGTTTGATATGTGATAACCTCATCAACATATTGTATTGCCATTAACGTTTTATATCTTTCATATAAAGGCACAACAGGTTTGTATTTTGTAAATCTTGTTTCAGATGGATCTATTTGTAAAAAAACTATGAAATGATCACAGTGTTGTTTCGCAGTCTCAAAAGTGTAAATGTAACCTGGGTGTAGTAAATCAAAATTTCCGGCGGTAAACCCTATCTTTGTTTTAGAACTCATATATTAGATTTTTTAATATTTAAATATAAATATAATTGTTTTGATATATCTTGTACAGTATCATCTGAATAAGTTTCATTTAGAGCTAACATTAAAACAAAATGATCTATCATGTGTTTTGCACCATCTAAATGATCTTCATTGATACATGAGTCAACTACTTTGATTATTTTTTGAACAGCATCGTCTGACCAAGTTTCGTAATTATCTGGTTTGAATAAAAAATTCATCATGTTTGTTGCGTTTTTAAATATTTTATTAAGTAGCTAGCTGTTTTATAGTTTGTTGCTAGAGGAACATTGTGAACATCACATAGTCGCATTAGCATAGAGATATCTACATCATGCGGGTGCTTGTCTAATGGGTCTCTAAAAAAGATAACCAAATCTATTTTACCCTCTGTTACCATTGCTGCAATCTGTGCATCTCCACCTAGGGGACCCGATTGAACTTTAATAACATTAGAAATACCAGCATGTATCACATGTTTACCAGTAGTTCCTGTTGTTACAATTGTCGTATCTTCTCTATTAAAGAACGGTAATCTCTTTTTCACAAACGCTACCATATCAGCTTTTTTGTTGTCATGTGCTATTAATGCAATTTTCATATACTATATAAATAAAAAAGTCTCTGTAAATTATACAGAGACTTTTTAAATTGTTTCAACACAGTGTTGTGTTTCGTTGATACGCGAAATTAATTGTTATTTTACCTTTGCTGTTGCAAGATAACCTTGAATCTCAGTATACTGAGATCTGAATTTAGTTTCTCCAACTAAAGTTCCCATTGTGAAAGAGACAAATGTTCCTTCTGGTTTTTTCATAGCTTTTTTATATGCGTCCATTGCAGATTCTTCATCGTTAAAAATACCAATAATCTGTTTTTTAGAAGCCGATCCAAATCTGATAGTACCTTCTAATCTAATTTCTTGACCGTTAAAGCTTGCTCTGTTATTAGCCATTACTAAATACTTAGTTTCTCCTTTTGCAGGTGCATCGTTTGAGAATGCATCAAAATCAGAAGGACTAGTAAAATAGAAAGAACTCATTGATTCATTTAATGATTCTGCTAATTCAATGTTTAAATCTTTAATACCTACTGCATCATCTAATTCTGACATTAATGATTTTTTCTTAGAAGTTAAATCTATAAGTAATTGCCTTGTCTTAGCTTTTTCAGAATTGTCATCTGACATTTTTACATAATCTTTAACAAGATCTTTCATATCAGTTACTACGCTTCCGTATTCTTTCTGTATTTTTGCAATTGATCTTGCCTCAGATACTGCTAATTGCGAATCTGAATATAGAGCTTCTAACCACTCTAAAAAGTCTTTGGTTTTTTTCATAGCTTTGTTATCTCCATATTCTTTAAAGAATTCTTTTTGAAATGAATCAAAAGTTTTATGATTACCTATCATTTGGTGAATGTCAGACATAACACCTTCTTGTATTTTGTCTTCGGCAATTTGCATGTCAAATGGTAGATCAGCTGCTTCGCTATACCCATCACTTACATGTAAACCATACCATTTTCCACCATCTGTAAAATAAAACCATCCATGTGCAACATCGTGAACAACTTGAAAAGGTCTTTGATATAAATTAAAAGAAATAGATTTACTTCTACCTCTTGCTAAATGCTTTAATACAGGAACTCCATCGTCCCATGTCTTTGTTGTAGTCGTTGCTTTAATAGTAGCTGACTTACCTTTAAGTTTTGCAATATATAATTCTCCAGAAACCTCATCTGCTAAAGTGTCTGTTGCTGATTTTTCAATAATCAATTTATTAATTGTTGATCTGTTTATAAAACTATTAAAATCCATCAATTCTTTTTTTATTTTTTTTTTATCTTCATCTTCTTTAGAAGGAATATCACCAGAACCTAATTCATCACCATTTGGTAATACAACGTCTCCCATTCCTCCGATACTTTCTGGTGAAATGTTTTCTTTAATCCCTTTAGAAAATTCACTAAACGATGTATACGTTGTTTTCATATTACCAAGCGTAATCAAATTTCTTGATTTTTTTAACTCCATCTTTTAAACTCTTAGCATAGTTTTTAGATTCTCTCTCGTAATAACCTGAAGAATATCCGCCTAATTTTTCTTGTTCAGCTTGTGCAATATAACTTACATATCTTTCGTAATCACGTAAAATGCTATTCATGTGATTTGCAACATCAGTTACTTTAACATCTCTACCTTTAGAGTTTTGACCTACTTTGATTTCTCCATATTGAGTCTTTTCGCCAGACTTAATACCAGCTTGCATTTGAGCAGTTAATTGATTAATTGCGTCTTCAACCATTTTATCTAATGGCAGCGTTGCCGCTTTAGCTGCTAAAATCTCTTGGTATCTTTTTCTATTAGCATCTTTAAAATCTTTAGCTGATTTAAATGCGATAGCACCTTCTTTAGCTTCTATTCTTGATTTAATATCTTCTTGAGATGATGGTGAACCTGCTACTAAGTTAAATACAATAGCTCTGTCTGCTAATTCAGCCGCTCTTTTAATCGATGAAATACCAGTAGCTCCATATCCTTTATAGTTTTTGTTTCCACCAACGGCAGATCCATCATCTTTACCTAATGTGTATTTTGCGTTTTTAGAGTTTCTTGATGCTCTTTGATCGTAACTAACTGATAAGAAATCTTTAGCTCTTGATAGTGCTAAAATACCTGGTTTTAATGAATATCTACCATCTCTGTCAGCGTATTGGTTTTCTTTTTCATTATCTACAATATAGAATACAACAAAGTCTTTGTTGTTTGCGTATTGCTTGTATGCTGTTTTAGGATCTACATCTACTAAAGATTCATCACCAACTTGATCTAATTTAACTTTAGACATTCCGTAGAATGCAGAAGCTAAAT